TCGAAGTCATGTAAGTTTGGGCTTGTGTCAAAGTTCTCAAAAGTCAAAGGAGGAAATGGCGAATTGTAACTCTGGAATCCACCTTTTTTAAATTTAAAAATTCCAACATTCCATCCACTCTTTGTAAAAATCCTAGACTCCAAAGTTTCACCATCGAAGGTTAAATCGTAAATGTTTATTTTCGCATCACTCGTAGAATTAGAAGATTCGATTCTAAACTGAGATGTGTTTGTGTTAGATGACCCCTGTTTCGCAAGGTTATAAAAGATCCCACTATTGATTGTTACTGTCGCCCCATTTGCAGTTCGCAAAGTTGCAGTAGTACGAATTATCCCGCCATTCCATAAGAATGTAGAATTGCTACCAAACGAGATCCCGAAGGTGTTATACATTTGCCCTGTCAGATTCTCATTTGGTAAATCAATTCCTACGCCGACCGAGTATTTGTCTTTCCCATTTGCTGTAGTTTTGACACCTAGATTCAATGTGCCTGTTATTGTGAGCGGGTGCCCACTGCCTGCGTTGATCGCTTGCTTCATCATTTGCAAGGTCTCATATGCAGGATCAATGCTAAGTGTTCCTTTAATTTCTAAGAAATGAGTTGATGCGATAGTGTAAGTAGTGTGATTTCCACGAATTGTAGCAGTTACTCCTGTCACTCCGTTCAACCCACTAAGATCATTGTCTGTCCCTGTTTGCGTGATCTTGTTACTTGCTTCAGCGAAACTCATGCGTAATCCTTTACTATGTTCACGAGGCTTCCATTAGAATCGTATGTCATACTTTGGGTAAAAACCAATTGACCCAATGCATAGCTTTTGATTTCCGACAAAGCTCCACTTGTATAAGTAAATGCTTTGCTAGAAATTAAGTTGCTCAGACCTTGATCTGAATACACTTGTATATACGCAAGTGCTCCATCTGCTCCGTAAACTAGCTTTTTATGCTCATCAGTAGGCGGGGTAGGCTCATTTAGAGCTTTTAACTCCTGCCCGACAGCTGTGCCGATCTGTGCAAGGATAGAAGCCACATTCTTAAATCTTTGCTGTCGCTAATGCATTGGTAAAATCAGCGTAGGTTCCTATTGGAGCCGTACCAATTACAACACCATTACCATTTGGCACGGTTAATACATTGGAGCTTAGATCATCGCATGACAGGTCAGCCAACGCATCACCAACAAGTATTTTAAATTTTTGCTGATCCTCGGCATTGTCCCAAATAAAACGAGCTTTGTCAGTTGTAGTTGTTTCTGTGCTTTGTGCCAATGGTAACTGCTGTGTACTTAAGTTATATACCAATGGATCGTCCCTCATTAGCTTTGCTACATTATTTTCTGAATAAAATACTCCAAAGGCGACAGGGTTTCCTTCGTAGGTTGTAAACAAAGTCGTACTTGTAGGTTGCCCAAGAGTTGAATTTCCACCCCCGTGCACATAGCCTTCGAGCTTTTGGAAATTCGGTGTATTAATGCCTTCCGCGATAACCAAGCCGAGTATTGCAGGGTCTAATACTGCAACTTCATCCCGCATATTTGGGTTAGTAAACCAATGCATGGCACCCGATTCATTCTGTACAGGATTGAAGTCCCCAACTTTACTCAAGAAATATTTTTTTGTTCCATCAGCCGTAAATGTGTAAGATCCACCCGCTGAAAGAGCATTTACAGATTGGAAAATTTCAAAGTCTGTAGTTTCATGCACATAAACTAGCTCGTTAGAATCATTATTGATTGTCATGGTATCGCCATCGTGCAATCCATTCATGAAGGGATTGTATACAAAAACACCTGTGAAATCGTTACTATCTTGTGCGAAAGTATTATTATTGTCGGTAATCTCAAAGCCACCATGCAATTGCTTGCCTGTGCCACCCTCTTCTGAAGTCATGTTGTAATTCGCATTTGTAATCGTAACATCATGCGTAACATATAGTGCGGTTGTGTCCGTAATTTCTATAAAGTCCTCATAGACATTGTCTGTCTCATTGTATTTCACGAGAACAAATCCACCAAACTCTTGATCATTAGGCAGATTGTCCCATTTTGGTTGTCTCTGATCTGCTGGCAAATGAGTTAATGGAATTGCGTTAGTATCATCATAAGTAACTACATTTTGCGTATTTACATGCTTTGTCAGATCATTACGAAATACAATTCTGTACGAATCAGCAGGCAGTTTCCCATCAGATCCAAAATCTGCTTCTAGGTTAAAGTATGCATGGAATCCGTCTACATACTCCGTCATTTGCTCAAAATCGACCCGCACATTTGTTTTATTAACTCCTGTATCGGTAGTAATGTCCATTTCGAGTGGTGCAATGCCTTGAACTGCTCCACCTGTGGTTCCTTGAACCTCTCCTCGATTAATTTCTATACCTGAAATAGAAGCTGTTGTGGAGTTATCACTAGATTTATTAAGTTCTAAAATATTGTCTGAAACCTCAACGCTAGTTGTGTTAATTATCTTAGTCTCGCCCTGCACCTCAAGAGAGCCTGCTGTAAGCTTTCCTGTAACGCTCATGTTGCCACCAATGGATGCATCTGTGCCAACTGATAAATCCTGCGTAGTTGTTGCTCTAAGGGCTGAAATCTGACCCAAGGCAGTTATTGAGCTATTTGCAGTTACAGCACCATGAAGGGTTGATCCAAGGCTAACCTCCAAGGAATTAAATACGCCCTTGCCGTCCGTGCTAATACCAAGACCATTAGCGTCCTTAGTAACATTTAGTCCGCCTGTAATGTCGTTAAGATTTATTTGTGATATTTGTGTGCCTAGACTAACGCGAAGTGCTTTAATCTCTTCACCGACTTTTTCACCAATCTTTCCAAGTATGTTTGTAGCTGTGCTCATTTTTAGTTTTTTCCGTATTCTCCGTTATTTGTGCAGTTCCAATTGTAAAATAAAGTCTGTTTCGTCCCCGTACTCAGAACGAAGATCGTCAAGCCCTGCTTCGTCGATGTAGGGTAGTTTTGTCCATTCGCTAAAGCCATCGCCTGCTTTAATACGCTTGTTTGTAACATCGAGCATAAGCTCCCCAATGAAGCCGACGGGATCGTGGAGTTCCCACTCACTTTGGGTTCCTTTGCGAATTTGTATGCGGTTTGCCTGTGCCATTTCATTATTAGCAGGGATGTACTACCTCGCCACCATCAATGTGGTAGCATGGAATAGATGGGTCGGCTAATGCGGGTGCAGAAACGGCTTCGTCAACCTTTGTAAAGCCTAGGGTAAAAGTAGGGTCTGTTAGGTCTGTAGAAATAGTCGCTACACGCAGAATGTTACCGCCATATACAAATTTTTGATTAATTACGGGCAAGCCTGTATTGAAGCTTGATTTAGTAAAGACCAATGCACCGTCTAAGTCTTCATCAACTCCACCAATTACAAGCTCTGCTATTTCTTGAGTTTCTGCCTGTATGCAATCGTAATCAGACTCGCCAAACCTTGCGGTGTTTCCTGCGAATTTCAGCATCTCTGCAAACCCTGACTGTATTGTTTCTACTAGCATTGTCCCTTAAATAAAAAACCCCGCCATACATGACGGCAGGGTTCAGTATTATGTATATGTTTTAAAAATTATTCCCCTGTTGTGGCGGGTGCTTTTGCTTTTGGTGCTGACGTTGGTTTTGGCGTAACCTTCAAAGCTTCTAGCACTTTTTCCCCCTTCCGCGGGAATTTTTTCAAGTGAAAAATTATGTCCTTAACACGCATCTTAGTTTGTGATTTTGTACATGCGATTACCCGCAGTAAGCTTTGTTCCTAAGTACAAAGTAAGCGAGAAGGCAAAGATACCCTTATTCGCATCATACCATTGTCTGCGTTGTATAGTAAGCCCTGTGCTTGGGTCGGTAATGTAGTTCAAGCTTGCCCCTGCTGAATCAGGTGGGCTTGATGGCGGAGCGGTAACAATAGCAAGCGAGTCGCTAAATCCTGCAACGGCTCCTACTGATCCACCGCCTGTTGTAAGGATACCACCATTGTAGCTATAGCAATTAAAACCGCGGATACGATTAACACCGCCCTCAACAATTGAATTATTAACGCTAAAAGTCGCATTGGTAACAGCGGTAACCTCTTTTTCAAGATTAGCTAGTACGCTTGGATGAGCAACAAGCCATCTTGAGGACTCAGGTATTCCGTCTGCGTCAAACTTAGCACCGAGATCAATAAGCTCGTCCATACCTAAACCACCACCTTGTGATTTAGAAATTCCTGCTCCATTTGATCCTAAAGTATCAGCACCTAAAAGTTGGTCTACGATGCCTTTAGCTAATCCATAAGACGCGACTTCTGCAAAACGATTGAATAAATCAATATTGGACGAATCACGCTCTGCGTCAGTTAGTGAAAAAGTAACAGCCTTGTGTTTGTTTAATGAAATCTTGACATCGTTCTGAACGAGATCGTCTGCACTCGCAAGGTATCCTTGAGCAAGGTCTACATCACTTGCGGTCATTTCATTAACAATGTGAGTGATTACATCGCTGTTTAACGCAAGGGCACTTGACGAAAAGTCTTTATGGATTCCTTTAACAAAATCTAGTTTTTGAATAAGTCGAGTTAACGCCTCTTGAGCGATTACATCAACTGCTACGGTATCGAATGAATTTGCCATTGTATTTTTTAGTTAAAAATTTTGTTTCTGTGTTGTGCGTAGAATTTTGCCCTTTCGGCTGGATCGCTAATTGTGGCAAATTTTTCAAGGACTTCCTCTTGTGAAAGTGCTCTAGCTTTAGGCTTAGTAACGACGGGATCGGCACCGAGATCTCTCAAAGCTTTAGCAATTGCCAACGCTTTCTCCTCATTTTCGTCTGCCTTTTCTTCGTCTTCCTCCTCGGATTGCTCCTCGTCATCCATTGACTCTTTCTCTTCCTCGTCCATGCTGACTTTTTCTTCTTCTTCAGCCTCTTCGTCTTCGTAGGACTCCTCTTCTTTTTCTTCCTCTGCCTGATAGGAATGTAGCTGTGCTCTAAGGTTGTCGTTTTCGTTTACGATTTCATCGTAATCTTTTTCGTAACCCTTTAAGTTTTCCGTAAGCTCTGCTACTTGTTTTTTGAGAGCTTCGTTTTCGTCTGCTAGTTCTTTTACTTGACTCATGTTACTTAAGATTCCCTGTCAACCCTTGTGCTTTTTTTACAGCAATATCTAACAGCAAAAATGCACTTTCAAAATCACCAACTGCATCTACTAAGCCCATATCTACCGCACTCTTAGCCATAAACGCCTGACCCTGCATTGCTTGCTCCTTTACGCTCCGCTTGTTCAAAACCGCACCCTTAAATTCCTTGTAAATTTCCTCTACTTCCTCCTGCATTTGTGCCTTTTGTTCACTAGTCAGGGCGGTGCCCTCTACGCCTACGCCTTTGTGCTTACCGTCTTTGTTTTTTATAACATCAACTTTAATACCTTCTTTTGCGTATTGCTCTGAGTGGTCAGCAACAGGCAAATACACTCCTATGGATCCAACTCTTGCACTAGGTGAGGCTATAATATCAGTTGCCTGACTTGCTACCCAATAGCACGCGGATGCAATCATGCCATCCGTAAAAGCTACAACAGGTTTTTTCTCTGCCAATTTTCTTACTGCATCAGATGCCTCTATTACGCCTTGAACACTACCGCCTCCGCTGTCCATGTCTATCAAGACCCCCTGTACACCTTCCGTGTACGCTAGTTCCTCAACTTGGGTAGTAAAAGCTTGCGTACAAGTTGCCCCAAGGTATGCACGCTCCATAGCTGTAGGGTTCTTGATCATCAGCCCTTTGAGCGAAAGAAAAGCCAAGCCGTTTCCAATCTGTAGGTTTGTCTCGTCCTCAATTGCATCTATTGGCTCACTTGCCTCGTATATTGTTTTTCTTACAAAATTGTAAGTATCTCTGCTAGTGAGCCACGGCTCGGAAAGTCTTTGTAATGCTTTAAATTTCATTTTCTTCTGTAGTGTCAATTAATGGCTCTTGCTTGCCTGTTATTTGTCCGCCTAGACGATTGAGTGCGACATCAATCGGTAAATCATACGCCTCTGCTAATTCCTTACTTTTTTCCATAATGTAACCAAATTCTTTAGCCTGCTGATTGATTTCGTTCTGCCAATCCATACCCCTTTGACCAAAATGATGTGCCCTTGACATTAAGCCTGCTGATACATCCTCGCGCTCTTGTTGCGATTCCCTGCCTACATCAATAGTCAATTTTGCAGGGCATTGTATTTTACATTTTTCCCACCCATCTATTGCCTGCAATTCACCACTAGCTACGCCTTCAGCAATAACCATTGCCCAAGTTCGGTTTACTAGCTTGTAAAAAAGCCTTTGTCGCTCCTCAAACTTACGCTGTGCCTTGCCCATTACAAATCTTTGGCTTGGTCCCGTTAAGCTTTGGGTATTCCAAACGAACTCGTAAGGTAACCCTATGCCTACGGCAAATTCTCTTACTAAAAACTCCAAGAACCCTTGAAAGGTAGAACTAGGTCGATTCCCTTGAAAAGCTGTCAGGGTTTCGCCCTTCCTGAGTATCGGAACCTCGCCACTCTGCATTTGTGAGACTGTAATTTCCGTTGGGCTACCCTGGGCGTCAATACCATCAATTTCATTCAGTCCGAAGGCGTCTTCATCAGGCTCGTCAAATTCTGAATGTAAAACGGCACTAAAGCTTGATAGATTCTTAACACCTAGCTTCTCGTAAGCTAGTATTTCTTTTTTATCTCTAATGTGTGCAACCGCGTGACTTATTGAACTAATACCCCGCTGTTGATCTGCTCGTTCGGGATCAAAGAGTAGACACATTTGACTAGCGGGCACCGATCTGTAGCTCTGCTCATCTTCGGGATCATCCAATATTGAATAATAGCTAGGTCTACCATACTTGTCGTACTTGATTCCCTGATCCCAATCACCTGTATTATTTGGTGCATCTCTAATGATGTCAGCCTCAATCAATTGTAGTTTCAAGCCTTCGTCTGTATTGACATGCATTACCCCAATGTCTCCGTCTCGATCTAGGCAAATACTTGCTAATCTTTGCAAATCGTAAAAATGCAGGCGACCTTTAATGTCAGCACTTTGTGCCCACTGATTAAAATAAGCCTCTGCCTTAATATTCCACTCAGAGCTTGCTGTCTTTGCTTGTGGAACCAAAGGAAAGCTATACCTTGCCAAATCGTCTATCGCCCCCTTAACAATGCCGTCATTTGAATACAGATATCGACCCATATCAATTAACTCTACACGCTCCCATTTTGGGATCGGATCTCGCTGTCTAAAAAATGTCGGGATTGTAACTCGATTTGCATCACCTCTACCGAGTCCATCAATGTAAGTAGATGATCTTGCCCGTTGCTCGTTTCTATTAGACAACCCTTGTTTGGCTTTACGCCTTTTAAATAATCTCTTGATCATACCCTTCTGTATCTGTGGTCAAAGCCAAAACGCCTGCGTTTTTTTCCGTATTTTTGCGGGTCAATCTGCTTTAGTTGATTGTTGGTCTCTACCAATAAATCTTTTAGCTCAGAAAGTTCTGGTAGTTTCTTGGTAACTTGCTTGCCTGCGATAGCTACGCTAATTATGAGCTCACCTGACATTACGGCTTTTATCTGCTTAATTACATCCGCTCGCATCTCTAGCAACTCCGCTTCTGTCAAGGATCCAAAAAGCCCTGTCTCGGCTCTTAGGTTTGACAAGTCCTGCAAGGCACCGCCTCCGTTACCAATTGAGGTATAAATTGAGGATCCTATCGAAACGCCATTACTAATGCTTACTGATGGTGTGCCGATGCTTACTGATGGTGTGCCGATGCTTACTTCCATTACCTAAGATGCAATGTCAAGAGGTGTTGAGTCATACCCTAGCTGACGAGTTGCCAAGGACGCTACAATTATCATTAACTCACAATCTCTTAGGTGGTTGTCCCTGCGGATCTGTCGCCAAACATAAGAAATTCTACCATTTGCCTCCTTTTTCTCCTCTCGTATTTCCGCTGTCAACTGCTGTATGTATTCTTGAGGGGTATTTTTGGGGATTGTCCATTTGCCTATCGTTCCACCCATTAGTTCGGCTAAGATGTTTTTTGTAGCATCGTTTGACCATACATATCTTTTCACTCGCTTACCTAATCCTTGACGCTTTGTGCCCATTTCTGCATCTGCCCAAGTTTCCGTCCAAACTTGCTTGATTGATTTACCTGTCTTTTTGTCCCTGACGGTGTATTGCTTTGCACCATCTCCACGAAAAGGCTTCCAATTGTGCCTTTGGCAAAATCGAATAACACTAGCCGTATTCCAACCACAATCAATTATGCAACGAACATTTGGCACTTTGTGCTCAATCGCTATTTCAAGTAGTTCGGTCTCACTAAATGCTTTACCAAATGCAATTAACCTTGAGTGAGCTCCTTCTTTTGCGAATGCACGAATACAATACCAATAATGCAGTCCGCCTCCGCCCTGCACATCTACCGCCATAAACCGAGTATACTCTTCGTCCCACTTCTCATCTAGCGTATATTGATCACGCCTATGATCTATGGTATCATCATCTACACTTGTCATAGTTTCCTTCCACG